GACTCATAATCCTTCTCGTCAAGATCAAAGTCGTATTCTGGAGATTCGCCTTCATACTGCTCGTAAGCAATATTGGAATTTATTAACTCGTTAGCTTTTGGATCGTCGGAAGGTCTCATTCCAATAATAGCTCGAATCTCGTTTGATGTGAGAATTTCATTTCTAGTGAACTTATCTGCTATCTCAGCAAGATCATTAACTGGGACTAGCTTAAATACACTTCTATGACAGTATATAGCCTCATGTCTTTTATAGACATCTGCATCAGTTAAGTACTTAACCTCCATACTTTCAGATATTGCTGAAACAATTGGTAAGATAGTCCTATTGTAGTAATTTAACATTTCAGACTCACTTGCAGTTCCATCAAATATCGATTTTGTAAATCCAAGCTGATTAAATAACTGATCAGTTAGGTCTTTAGCCTGCTGTAACAGATTATTCTCAAGGGATCGATTAAGCTGTGTTATTTTTTCAGTACCGTCAATATAAGCAATACCCATCTGAGAATTGTTAAGCTGCCTTTCAATGTTTGATCTTCTCTTTTCAGCTTCTTCTTTTCGTAGATCGCTCTTCGTAGAATATGGAAGCTGTATTATAATGTCTAACTTTCCAGGATTATTCTTTGAATTCTGGAGGTCTATATCAGATAAGACATTAATCAATCTCCTACTTATTGAGTTTGAGTCATTCATTATCTGATAGAATGGATTATACGCCAAAGCAACTATTCTTTTTGGTAATGTTATTAACTCTCGTATACCAGTTAAACTGTTATACACTTCTACAGTAACTGAATTAACTTTCCATTCTTTTACACTGCCAACTCGTAACTCGTTGATTTTGAATTCTTCATTGGTAATCGGATCCACGTCTGTATTCACAGGAACTATAGCCGCAACGCCTTCTTCAAACATTGTTAATGCAACATCTTGAATAAATTCTCTTGATGTTTGATCTGCGTTTGCTTTTCGATTTAGGAGATAATCTAGATTTGACTTCTCAACACTCTTTACAAACTGTTTATCATCATTTACTATGGCATGACGCATTGTGATTGAGGCTACGTCAACTGATAATTTAGTATAAATAGTATTGACAATCGTCCGGTTATACCCACCAGAAAGTCGTGGTTTATCTGGAACGAAGCTATAAGTTACAGTTGGGTCGTTATTATCTGTTGGATGTCTTCCTCTAAAAGCATCCCATCCACTTTTAAATCTGTTTATAATCCCCATTTAGGATTTTTCCTCCTTTTTAAAACCAGCTTTCACCGAGAGCTCTTCTCTATTTCTCATCTGGCCTCGCCAAAGCCTCTTGTATTCTTCTATTCAAGTCTTCTCTAGCTTTAATGAAGCGATCGTTTCCATCTTTTGATTTCATTGTAAGCAAATCTCTAGCCGTATACTTTGATAACAGCTCTTTATACATCGCATTTCTTTCTTCTATATGCTCTTTCCAGGTGAACGGATGTTTAAGAGGATTTGACTTTGATTTCAATCGATTATGTTCTTTATCAGTTCTCTTTATATCTTTTTCAAGATATTCCAATTCATTTTTTGATCTTTTATTTTCCTTATATTGTTTCTTAGCAGCCTTAAAATCTTTTTTAAACTGACGACGCTCTGATCTATCCATTTTTTTCATAGCGGCATGTCTTTCGCCCCACTTCATACCTGGTACTCCGAAATGATATACATCATCACCTTGTTTTATTACCATGTAATTCATTTATTAAACCTCCTGTTAATAATTTATGATGCTTTCTTAGAATACTGATCAAGCATATTCTTTGCTCTCTTAATAGATTGATATACTTTAGTCGCTGAGTCAGTATATTCGGCAATTGCATTAGCATTTTTCATAAGTTTATCTACTTTAGCCATCGTTGATCTACTATATATCTCTTGAGCTCTCAAATTCTTTATTTCTTTTGTCCATTTTACGCGATTTAAGGCCATACCTAACTCATTCGTAGATAAATTATTTCTATACCTGTAAACATCTTCGGCGGTCTCTAAATGATCTAATTCAGCCTTTGTAATTCCTTGCTTCTTATGACTTTCTTCCAGTCTTATTGTTTTTCTTCTATCTTTCTCAGCTTTTATGGCTTTACGTTTGGCCATGTAATCTTTAATCTTCGTAATGACACCCCACTTCTGACCTTTTACGCCATGATGGTAAATATCATTACCTGGTTTAACTATTACATACATTAATTAAACCTCCCTTTTCTTTTTTTTAAGCATGTTTCACTTCTTTAATTTTGAAATCATCAGCGCTGATCGTATCGCCTCTTAATGCTTTATTTACTATTTTATCCAACGCTTTTCTAACTTCTTTTCTTGCCATTTTTATATCCTTGTAATCTCTGTGTAGAGTTTTAGCAAAGTCCGTAGCCTCCCTGAATTCTTTCCAATTTTCCTTTGCATTTTCTCGGAGATAACTAGACACCTTAGGAATCGGTAATGTTAAAGCAGACAATAAAGCAAATCTACGAGCTTTACCGATTGCATCTGTTCCTCTACGCATTTGATATTTATACTGTTGTTTATTATATTTTAATACTTGGTTGGCGTGTTCTTCTAGCTGATGATAGTTTTCAAATCGCTTTTTATTTTTTCTATTGAGTTTTTGATATGCTTTTTCATGTCGTACTCCCCATTTCTGACCTTTTATGCCATGATGATAAATATCATCTTTTTTTTGTATTATATACATTAGTTAAATCTCCTCTCTTAAAAATGATTAATCATGTTCATACTATTAAATTGCATATTATTTAAATGCATCATTTGGGATTGAACTTGAAGATTCATTTGATTTCTTAACATTTCCATATTATAATTTCTTATATGATCGTTTATACGATATGTTAGTGTCGTATCAATTCTCTTTCTTAATTTTTCATTTTTTTTTATTGTTGAATTTGCACGTTCTATTCTCTTTAAAATAGATTTAAATACACGACTATTAATCCTCTTATTATTTAATGCTTTACGTTTAGTCATGTAATCTTTAATCTTCGTAATGACACCCCACTTCTGACCTTTAACGCCATGATGGTAAATATCATTACCTGGTTTAACTATTACATACATATTAAAAATCCTCCTGATAAGCCTTATAAGCAATATACGCATCAAGTAATGCGGCAACATTATCTATCTTTTGATCAGATCTTTTCTTGTACAATTTTTTATTGTTGTTACTATCCTTCAAGACTATACAATTTCCAATTGAATAGCTCATTATGGATTGATCAAATAAGAGACATCCATCCTCTGATAATGCTTTTATTTCACCAAGAGGAACAGATTCGGTTTTTGCGCCCTGTGGAACTTTTTCAATTCCGTACTCTCCATTTTCTCGACTCCATCGTTCTATAAAGTTCTTAGCGTTGTACGGATCATAACCAAGACATATAACCGCGTATTTTGAATTATCGATGTATTCTATAATGTCTTCATACACTTCCATCATGTCAAGTACTGATCCATCCATAACAGTAAGCGTCCCCTCTTCAAGGAACTCTTCATACTTCATCTTCATGGCCGTATTGGTCACGCTTAATCGCTTCATGGTTCTATCCGAAATATAAGCCTTTGCCTTTATTCCAAATTTACCATCTCTCAACGGGAATAAGAATGTAAAAGCACAAAAATCATCACCCTGCGATAAGTCAATTCCTAATGCACAAGGTAAATTCCAATACTCTCTAGATCTACTACGTTTAGTTTCCTCATATGAAAAGTAATACGTATAACCTTCAACAGCAATCCCAAATCTTTTAGCCAACATATCATTTCTTGTTGATGGGACTTTTTCAGCACGCTTAACCTCGGCGTGATACGTCTCATAATCTACTGTATATCCAAGATTCGGGCTTGCTTTTAGCCATTTATTTGGGTCCGCAACTTCTTTTATGTCATCTAGTTTATACCAGAATATCGAAACGTGAGGGTTTATATATTCGCCTTTAAGGATGTCCATTAATTCCATCTTTATTGAGTCTCCAACACTGTTACGGACTGTACCTTCAGAACTGATAGCCAATATAAGCCAATCAGGAACCTTAGATGCTCCCTGCTCAAGTGCGCCTATAACATCCTCGTTTATATCTCCGGATAACCATTCGTCGACTGAAGCATACTTATATTGGAATCCCTGAAGTTTATCAACACTCATTGGTCTAGTCTCTAATAAAGAGTTAGTCATAAAGTTCTCGATTCCTTTTTTAGTCTTTGTTAATTTTACTCTGTTTATTCGATTTCCATTTGTATTGTTTATGTTTCCTTCTGTTAAAAATTTAAATACGGGTCCTCTAGCTCTAGTTATAGCCGTATTAATTGTAGTCATTGTTTCCTCAGCCTGCCTCATGGTTGGCGCTACAGTAACTTGCTGAGTAGTGCGTTTGTCAACTACAAGACCATATCCCTGTATTGTTGATACATAAACCGTTTTAGCAGAACCTCTACTCGTTATGATATACTGTTTATTTATTAATCTCTTTTTAACTTTCTTTTTTATATATCGACCGCCTCTATTATCTGGATTTGGAACATAAATTGTCTTTTCAACAAAATAATACCAACCAAAGATTTGTTCGGCCCACAGTTTAAAAGTATCGAGAAGATTTAAATCAGTTCCGTCAGACTTAGTGAGTTCTGATTCACAGAATTTTATATATCCTTCTACTTTTGATTCATCATAGTATACTCCTGGATTTTCAATCAATTCATCAATTCGATTCATCTCTAATGAGATTGTCTCACATACTGGTATCTTTCCAGCAATAACCTTATCCCTAAACGCTGCATAGTATTTAGGAACTGCAGTATTTGATAACATTTTGAAATATCACCACCTTTAACTAGTTCCTAGATGAACCATTATTCGATACTCGGATTCTTTTATTATGTCATTTTGGATATTGCTTATCTGTTGAGAAGCTGACGGGTCAAACATCATTCTTAAACGAAATTGTATATATATCTTTAAATCATCAAGAAGTTTGTTATCTTCTGTCAAATCTTCCCACGTAGTATCTGATGTTACCTTAACATCTGTCTTAAATCCTATCTGAGATAATGGGCCAGACAATATAAAGTTTATATTATCTAGAAACTCATTATCAAATGATGCATCTTCTGTATTACCAATTATCTTATTTTTTAGGGAGTTTAAAATTATAGAATCCATTTAGTATCCCCTCCATGTTTATTGTAGGTTTCATAGCATTTGTATCGATTTTTGGAACTTCTGGAAATTGAATATCTAAATTACTAATTTTTGGTGTTTCAATTGCAGAAGTATCTATCTTAGGTATTTCTAATGTAGAAATATCGACGCCATTAACGTTAGGCATTCCTAATGTAGATGTATCGATATTAATGCTATCGTAGTTTATATGCTCAGTTTGTTTCTCAAGCTCTTTCATCATGGCTTCTGGATTATTTATTTTTTTTAAGTCTTTGCCTTGTTTTGACATTTTATAAATATCATCAACATTTGAAATCACAGAAACCGGATTAGGAACTTTAGAGCTTATCTGTTTTTTTATATCTTCAACTTTGTTATTAACATTTGATTTAATTTCTACAAGTTCTTTTAAAGTTGGAGTCTCTTTAAATTTATTAATATTATCATTAATCTTTGGGATATATTGTTCTTTTAAATTTATCATTTTATTATGGATTTCGCTAATTTTAGATGTAACTCCAAAATCATCCGACATTTCTTTTAATCCGTTTATACCTTTCTCAATATCGCCTTGATTATCTTTTACTAAACCACCAACATTACTCTTAATATCATCTATGCCAGATTTTATAGGCGCCGTATCTAATCCTTTAGATACATTTATTGCAACTTCAGTTACTCTACTCCCAACAGTTCCGGCGAGGTTTAATGCTTGGTCTGGGACTAGTCCTTTTGTTTCGGACATCTTTAGAAGTGATTGTGGATTAATATTACCAGATATGTTTCCAATTTTTGAAACTTCATTTACTGTATTTATTGCATTCTGAACTCTATTGAAGTTAGCATACGCTTTGTATGCAAAATTTAACCCGTTTAATATACTTCCAAAACCAATCATTTAATCACCTCCAAGGGATTGTATCATTCTCATATCGTTCCACAGGTAAAATAATTTCATTTATCTTTTTACCATAATGTATTCCACGATGAGTTTCGTCGGTTGTTGTTATTAAATTATCCAGGTCAAATATCTTATCAGTGTTGTGTTTGAAATCATAGATGGTTAATGGTTCTATATGATGTACTATAAGACGATCGAAATTTGTAATCTCACGTAACCCCAAGTCTAAAAAATTATCACGTTCCATAACTACTTTTCGTATGTGCTTCCAATCTGAAGAATATTTATAAAGTAGTTGATTCAAATATCGATGACCATTAAATGTGTGATCTGCAACTTTACCGTAGAGACACAAGTAAAAATATCTATCCTCAAATGTTTTTAGTTTGATTAGCTCAGAATATGTTTTCATTAATCGAAATCCTCATCATCAAAATTTTCATCTGATTCTCCGCCATAATCTTTCATAGCATCTATTGCCTGAGATAATAATTCTTCCAACTTAGATGAATTCTCAATTGACTTTACCTTTGCTTGTGATAATGTTATATCCGCCTCAAGTTTCTTAATTTCTAGCTGATCTTTAACTGTTGCTAATTTAAGAAAATGAGATATTAACTGCGAGCTTGCCGACCCGTCTCGTAATTGTTTCTCAGCTAGATTTATTGCAAGGTTTATTAATATGTTCTGTCGGCCTTCCGGCGTCTTAGTTACTGTTCTTTTCCCCATATTTATTCACCTATCGATTTGTAAATATATTGGAACTCTATAAAAGTCAATAACAATCTATGGAGTTATATGCTCTATTTTAAGGAGTACCACTATGGGTTTTTATTTTTTTAACTAGTATAGAGCTCCAATATATTTACAGTTTCGTTTTCCTTTCTCATAAATATAGTAAAGGCTATGGAGTCATACTATCTAAGGGAGATCTCCTTTCTTAATTTTTTATTAAAATTGGAACTGTCTCCACAGCCTTTAACCAGCTTTCAATTATGTCTTCAAACATGTGAAAAATATAAGAATTACTCCTTTCACGTAATGCCCTCGGGATTAATAACTGAAAACTTTTATAATGTATTTACAGTATCATGTATCCAACTGTTAACTTTTAAATCTTAACTATGTAGTATTCTAAGGAAAAGGAAGTTCCTTTCATAATTTTTATTATTTGATTTAAGTTTAAAAGTTTAACCAGCCAGCATGACACAGAACCACATCCAAAAATATGACCCCTGGGTTTTTTTTCAAGAGGCGGGCGACGTCTAAGGGGGTGTAATATAGGATACCCCCCCCCTATGTGTCTATCTACGCCATATATACCTTTTT